GCTTGCCGAAGCCGTCGAAAAGATGAATAAACCGAGACGCAAATTGTTGCAACGCGGCGAAGATGGCAGGGCAATTGGCGTGATTGAAATAGAGGAAGACTGATGCCTAATGCAATTTATCCTAAGTACAAAGAAGCACTGTGGTTACAGTCGGCCAACAGCAACGCTAACACTGGAACCGTTAAAGTTGCGTTAGTAGATACGGGTGTTTATACCTACAGCGCAGCCCACGAGTTTCTAACAAGTTTGACGGGTGTGGTCGGAACCGCGCAAACGGTAGGCTCCAAGACGTTCACTGATGGCGTATTTGACGGCACAGACGTGACTTATACCGCAGTGACCGGAAACAGCGCAGAAGCACTTGTTTTTTACATTGACACCGGAACGGCGGCAACATCGAGACTGGTTTCTTACATCGACAGTGGTTTTAGTGGGCTTCCCGTTACACCTAACGGCGGCGATATTACGCTTTCATTCAACGCTTCCGGTATTTTTGCACTATAAGGGTAAAAAATGGCTAATAACGTAATTTTGCCCGGTACTGGTGAGCCAATAGCCACAGATGACATAGGTACAGCACCAAACAACGCGCACTATCAGCGCTATAAGCTGACCGATGGCTTAGAAGATTCGACCGTACCTGCGAGAGTAAAAGCGACAAACGCAGACGCTAATGATGCTGGCATTGTTGTTCGCCCCACACCGCAAGACACATGGTCAGTGAGTTTTACGCGAGTAAGTGCCTCGGCACTCAATAGCCCGGAAATGACACAGCGCAGGCTTGGTACGGGCATGGGCGTTTCGCAGTCGGCAGGCAATTTAGTAGTGACGACAGGAACAACGGCAAACAGTGAATTTTTAGCACGCTCTACCGTTACATTTAACGGCGCACTTATTGAGCGACACCAGACTATACTGAGCCAGCGTATTGCCAACAACAACTTTGCGGTACTACTAGCCGACCGTATTGCCGAGGGTGCATCGTGTACGATTAACAGCGCAACGAGCATTACAGTAACAGTTACCGCGCACGGATTCACTACGGCTAATGTCGGCCAGTCTATGAATATTGGCGCTATTAACGGCGCAAACGGTGTGCCGGGTCGCTACGCTATTGCTTCAATTCCATCGGTTGATACCATTACTTTCACCGTCGCTGGCTGGCCTGCAAGCGGTTCATGTACGGTTGATCTGTTTGGCTGGAACTATGTACGGTGGTTGTATTCAGGCACGACTGCCACTGCCGCTGCGATTGATGCTCAACGGTACGGCTGGAACTCTGGCGACACGACAGCAACAATAAACACAACTGCTTCGCCGGGTCACATGGCGCAGACGTCAATTGATGGTCGAAATGTCTATTTTTCTGATGCATTAGTCGCATCAAGTACAACACCCGCAGTAGTGGTGCGTGGTCATAGATACGTGAATATTCCCGATGATGAAATCGAGTTATTTATGTACTTATGGGCGTTTAACGGTTCAACGGCTCCCGCTAGTACGACAACATGGACAGTGGGCTTTGTAGCGGTTGAAGATGTTGTCAATACACCTGTTTACTTAGCTGGAATTCGACAACAGGGTTTTTCATCCCCGCTTCCCGTAGTGTTTCCTGCTACGCCAGCAGTTACAGTATCAAGCGGGACGGTTACATTATCTGCAAACACCCCAACACTAGCGGCAGGTACAGCATTAGCTGCTGACTTTGGTGTTCAATACCGCGCCAGTGCGACAGGCGCAGGTACTTTAACTAATGTGAACTGTCCAGCCACACCCGCAGCACAGCAGTTAAAAGGAACGGCTGGACGTTTAATAGGTATTGTTATAACAAACACATCAGCATCAGATAGATGGTTGAAGCTTTTTAATGCTACTTCCGCATCCGTCACACCTGGTACTACTTCGGCATTGTCTGAGGTCGGTATTAAAGCGGGACAAGCTATTAGATTTACGTTTGAGGGTGGCGCAGCATTCTCCACTGCAATAACGATAATGATTACAGGCGGTCAAGGTCTGACAAATAACACGGCGGTGACGTTAGGTGACGTTACCGGATTTGCAATTTTTGCATGAGGAATATATGACACTCGAATTTTTAATTGATATGTGTGAAAAGCGGTTAAATCATTTGACCGTGCAGCGTGCATCCGCTTCGGAAATTGGCGACATTAGCCAGATCGAACGTATTGACGCAGAAATTACAACCACACAAACAACATTAAATCAACTCAATAGCCTGATTTAATGCTGCTGCTGTTCAATCAGCCGACTACTGGCACTCAAACCTTAACGCAAACCGCAAGGTTTAACAATGCCCAGACTTTTTATAGTGGCACTGTTACTCAGGCTGGAGGAACGCAGACACTAACGCAAACGGCGCGGTTTAATAACGCCCAAGCGTTTTATGGTGGAACAGTAACCCAAAGCGGCGGGACGCAGACAGTAACGCAAACCGTCCGCTTTAACAATACGCAGATATTCTATGGCGGCACGGTCAATGGTGGAGAACAGACTACCGGAGGCCATTATTACGAGTTTTGGCGTAAAAAATGGGCAAAACAGTGGGAAACCAAAACCCCGGACATTGAAGAAGTCATAGAGTTCATTGAGGAAGAACCAGAACAAGCTATAGAAGTGGCGGCAACAGTCGCGCCAAAATATGCATCAATTCAGCCAGAAACGCTCAAAATCAATGAAAAATTAGCAGAAAACATCGCTAATCAAATAATTGTTGCAATAAAACTACAACAGATTAGAATCGCGCAAGAGGAAGAAGATATAGAAACCCTATTATTGATAGCCTAAGACTATGCCACGACAAAGATACATACAGCACAACGGCGAACTGATACCCGCCGAAGAGTTCTATTCCCGCGAATATTCCGCGCCGATGATAATGCCGGACATTCAGCCGTACCAAAGTCAGGCAACTGGCGAAATGATTACCAGCCGAAGCCAGCACCGTGAACATTTAAAACGTCACGGATTGATCGAAATCGGAAACGAAATCGACCACCACATGAAAAAACAGCAACGGCCAGACGACCGGGAAGCCCGGCGTAGGACTATTGCCGAAGTATTGAACTCAAAAGGTTATTAAAAGGAAACCACTATGCCATCCATAGCCGAAGCCCTAGAAAGCGCACTCGAACAACACGAAACGACAGAGCCCGAAGTCGCGCCAGAGGTTGCCCCCGAAGTAACCCCGGAAGTAACTAAAGAACCGAGAGCCAGGTCAGAGGATGGCAAATTTGCCAAGAAAGAACCAGAAGCCACGCCAGAAGTTGCCCCAGAACCCGCCCCGCGCAAAGCCCCGTCAAGCTGGAAACCCGCAGCACAAGAAGCTTTCCTAAAGGCTGACCGCGGTGAGGCATTGACTGCCGAAGAGATTAAGCTACTAACACAAGAAGCTGAACGACGCGAATCTGACTTTCATAAGGGCGTTTCAGAGTTCAAAGGCCATTCTGAACGCGCAAAGGCTTATGACGCAGCAATAGCGCCTTACCAGCAACATTTACAGAGTTTAGGCGTAGATGCGCCGACCGCTATCAACGCTTTGATGCGTGCCGATATGACGCTGAGAACGTCAGACCCGGTGACAAAAGCGCAGTATTTCGCTCAACTGGCTAAAGAATACAACATCGACTTAAATCAGGTTCAAGAACCGCCCCAAGTTGACCCGCAAACTCAATATTTAATGAACGAGCTGCAGGTGTTGCGTAATCAGCAACAAATGTGGCAAAATCAGGCTAGGCAACAGGAACAAGCAATAGCGCACGAGCAGTTATCGTCATTTGCTACACCTGACCGCCCGCACTTTGACGCAGTGCGTAATGAAATGGCTACCCTGCTGGAAACCGGCATCGCCAAGGATTTACAAGAAGCGTATAAAATGGCTGTCTGGATGCGTCCCGACATCAGGCAATCCCTGTTAGATCAGCAACGCGCCGAAGCTCAGAAAAAAGCACTAGAACAAGCCCAAGCTCAGAAGGCGAGAACCGCCGCAGTGAGTGTAAAAGGCTCTAGTCCTGCTTCCTCTGGGGTTCAGCCCGGTAATAAAGGTTCGCTGCGAGATATTCTCTCCGCGCAATTTGATTCTTAACAGAAAGGATTGTCATGGCTACGTTTGCCAATTTAAGCGACATTGTCGCAACCACTATTCAGTCACGCTCTGGTGCGCTGGCTGATAACTGTACCAACAACAACGCATTACTGTATAAACTGAAAGAACGCGGCAATCAGAAATTATTTTCTGGCGGCAACGTCATTCTTCAGGAAGTAATGTACAACGACCCCACGACTGAAAACGCTGGCTCGTATTCTGGGTATGACATTCTCGACATTACCCCGAACAGCCCGATTAGTTCGGCTCAGTTTGACATCAAGCAATACGCTGCTGCTGTCTCTATGTCTGGCCTGGAAATGCTGCAAAACAGCGGCAAAGAACAGATCATTGACCTGTTAGAAGGCCGCATTCAGGTTGCTGAAGCCCAACTGATTAACGACATTTCTGCTGGCACTTACTCGGACGGCACGGGTAACGGCGGTAAGGATATCACTGGTCTGGCTCTGGCTGTTTCTGCTTCGCCTGGTTCTGGTATTTACGGTGGTATCAACCGTACTAACTTCTCATTCTGGCGCAACATTGCGTTTGATGCTACGACCGATGGCGGTGCTGCTGCTTCGGCTGCTAACATTCAATCGTACATGAACCGAGTTGCAGTTCAGTTAGTGCGTGGTTCTGACCGCCCCGATATTATTGTGGCAGGTAACAACTACTACCGCTTCTATCTGGAAAGCTTGCAAGCCATTCAGCGTATTTCTAGCGAAAGTTCCGCAGGTGCTGGCTTCACTAGCCTAAAATACTTCGGTGCTGGCTTTAACTGCGATGTATATCTGGATGGTGGTATTGGTGGTCAATTGAACACCAACCGCATGTACTTCCTGAATACTAAATATCTGTTCTTCCGTCCGCACCGTGATCGTAACTTTGTGCCTATTGGTGGCGACCGTATGTCGGTCAACCAAGACTCAATGATTCGACTTATTGGTTGGGCGGGTAACTTGACAAGTTCTGGCCCTCGCTTCCAAGGCGTTTTAACTGACTAATAAATGGGGCTTATGCCCCTTTTTTTGAAAGGATACTAAAATGGCTGCACCTTTTTCCGTAGCCCCAATTTCGGGGTGTGATTTGAATACCATTACTCTGGCCGCTGATGTTGGCCCCGCTTCCGGTGCAGAAGACGCGCCGCAGTTGGGCACTCAGGTCTTTGGTTCTGATGGTCGTCGTTATGTTTACGCACAAGCTAACGCCGTCATTACCGCTTCGACAGCAGTGTGTACCGTCAACGCTACCACGTTCCTAGTGACTGCAACTGGCGGTTCTTACCGCTCACCTGCTGTTGCTATGGCTTCTGGTGATCGTGGCTGGTTCTCTGCTACTTCTGTATAAGGAGTAACGTATGAGCTACCCTTCACGGTGTATGGGTGTCGGAATGGCTGCTGCACTTACCGAACAGGTGTGTGGCGACATTCAGGACAACGTGACCGCTGCGGGTTCAACTCAAGGCACGGCAACTCTGGTCACTGGCGCTCATGTCATAGTAACGACAGCGGCAGCCAGTACCGGAGTTATTTTGCCCCCGGCTGAACCTGGTGCAGAAGTCACTGTTAAAAACCTAGGCGCTAACGCACTCAACATTTACCCGGCTACTGGCGGTGCTATTAATGCACTGTCAGCTAACGCCGCGTTTTCTGTTGCGGCTGGTGGTCAGGCGAGATTGTTGGGACGTAATAGTCTCAACTGGGTCACTTACTGAGTGGGCAGGGGCATTTGCCCCTGTTTAATTTTGAGCGGAGAAGATATGAGCAATCCTCAGTCTAGTTTTGTCGAGTTTTTCATGGAATCTGTTGAATTGAAGTCGGAAAGTGAAAAAGCTGGCCGACCGATTTACAAGGAAATTCCATTTATTCGGATTCAACACCCCGGCGATCGTTTGAATGTTTTAGAAGTAAAAGCAGACGCACACTACAAGCAGAGGTATGCAAAACAATGGCGCGAGTTTGAGGCAGGTATGGCGGGGGAAGTGATTGGCACGGTTTTAAGTCAGTGGCCGCAGATCACAAAGTCGCAATGCAAAGAAGCCGAGTATTTTGGTATTAGAACAGTAGAAAATCTGGCTGAAGTGAACGATGGCGCATTACAGCGCATGGGCATGGGATGGATGGAATTGAGAAAGAAAGCGCGGGATTATCTAGCGGCAGCGGCAGGAAATGCGCCTATTAACGCACTGCAAGCTGAAAACGAGCGATTGCGTAATGAATTTGAAGCGCTCAAAGCCTCGTTAGAAAACCCGGAAGTGAAACGCGGAAGACCGCGTAAAGAAACCGAAACCGTCGAGGGCTAACTATGAATTACACCCTGCTTGAGCTAGTGCAGCAGGTTACTGGTGAACTGGGTGTAAGCCGCCCGACATTGGTTATCGGGAACAATGACCCGCAGATCATACAACTACTCGCCTTGGTCAACCGACTAGGGCGAGACCTTTGCACACAAGGCGAGTGGCAAAGGCTGAATACTGAACACAGCTTTACTACGGTTCAGGGGCAGACACAATACGCCCTACCGAGTGACTGGGGCAGACAAATACCCCAGACTGAGTGGGATAGAACGTCACAATGGCCGCTGATTGGTCCTGCGACCACTCAAGAATGGCAGATTTATAAATCAGCGATTATCAGCGATGGTCCAAACCTTCGCTTCAGAATTGCTAACAACTTCCTGGAGGTTGACCCGCCCACGGGTGATTTGAACCTGTCTTTTTACTACATTTCAAAAAACTGGATTGATGCAGGTGGCGGGGTTACTCGCAAAACCTACGCAGCCGACAGCGACCGAGCGATATTTGACGATTCGCTGATGGTTTTAGGTCTAAAAGTACAGTGGAAAGCTTCTAAAGGACTTGACCCTGGCTTAGACTTGCCGGGGTTTAGAAACATGCTCGACACGATTAAAGCACAGGACAAATCGGCGCAAAAACTTACACTAGGCGGTTTGCCACGTAATATATTGCTGACTGAGTGGAACATACAAGACGGCAATTTTCCCGGTTAATTATGGCAACAGCACGAGCTACCTCAATACCTGCCCCGGTTGGCGGTCTTAATGACCGAGACAGCATTGCTGATATGAAACCGCAATATGCGCTCATACTAGATAACTGGTGGCCGTACCCTTCCTATGTAGGGGTAAGAAAAGGCAGCACTAACCACGTTACAGGTTTTGCAAACGCAGTACAAACGCTGGTGGAGTATTTGCCGACAAGTGGCGGGGCAAAACTGTTCGCCGCAGCGGGTACGGGTATTTTCGACGTAACTACAGCCGGAGCGGTAGGCGCGGCAGTCGTGACCGGGCAGACTTCAGCACAATGGCAACACGCTAACGTGACTACTGCGGGTGGGTCTTTTCTGTACCTAGTGAACGGACAAGACAGACCCCAACTATTTAACGGCACGACATGGACGGCAATAGATGGAACGTCAACGCCTTCAATAACCGGAGTGACGACAACTAACCTGGTGCATGTGTGCGTGTTTAAGTCACGGCTGTATTTTGTGGTCAAAAACAGCATGCAGGTGGTATTTCTGCCCGTTGGACAAGTAGGTGGGGCAGTGGGTACGTTGGATATGAGCGCCATTTTCCGCGATGGCGGCTCGATTATGGCCTGCTACACATGGACGGTGGACGCTGGCGCGGGTGCTGATGACCATTTCGTTGTAATCTCGACAATGGGCGAAGTGGCTATTTACAGAGGCAGCAACCCAGGCGCGGGTGGTGATTTTTCGATAGTTGGGGTGTTTCAGTTAGGCAAGCCTTTAGGCCGTCGATGTGCTGAAAAATACGGCGGTGACTTGGCAGTCAACACCACAGAGGGCGTTTTCCCGTTGGGGCGTGGTCTTTTGTCAGCAAGTGTCGATAGGACAGTAGCCCTGACTGACAAGATACAGAATAGCGTATCTATTGCAGCGAATTCCTACGGCTCGTCGTTTGGGTGGCAACTGACACTCTACCCTGACGCGAACATGATGCTATTGAACGTACCGGCAACCGGCGGGGCGTATCAGTTTGCACAAAACACAATAACCGGCGCATGGACTAAGTTCACCGGCTGGAATGCGAACGTGTTGTTACGCGCTTCGACTGGGCTTTATTACGCAGACAACACCAAGGTCTATAAAGCGTGGGTGTCTAATGTTGACGTGTCCGCGCCTATTCAAGCTGATTGTTTGACCGCTTTCGGTTACTTTGGCAATAAGGCATTCAACAAGTATTTCACAATGGTGCGCCCGTACATTTTAACAAGCGGAAACCCGACTGCTGTTTATGGGCTGAATACGAACTACCTGGCACAAGACCCACAAGGTAATTTAAGTTTTGTCGCACCTACGGGCATGGTGTGGAGTTCGATGGTATGGGGTTCAATGGTTTGGGGCGGCGGGTTACGTTCGACGACCGGTTGGAATACTGTTGGCGCGGTGGCAAACTCTGCTGCGCTTAGACTTAAAGTGCAAAATAACGGGGCAGAAGTACGATTCACCAATGTCGATTATGTTTACCAGCCAACAAACTCTGTGCTTTGACGCCGAAATAGTCGGGCAATGGGTACTCGAAAAAGCAGGGGGCGAATGGACGCCTAGACGCGGCACTGCTATTGGACAGGTTAAAGACGGAAAATTAAACGCTGGTGTAGTTTACGAAGATTATTCTGGAACGAATATCTTTTGCCATATCGCTGGTGAAGGAAACTGGGCGAACAGAAAGTTTTTAGGAATAATCTATGATTACCCATTCAATCAGTTAAACGTCAAACGAATTACGGTTCCGGTAGCATCAACGAACGAAAAATGTATAAAACTTGTCAGGCAAATGGGGTTTGCGTTAGAATCCACATTAGCGCAGGCTATCCCTGATGGCGATATATATTTGTTCCGAATGTTCAAGGACGAATGTAAATATATTAAAGGGAAAAAGTATGCGGTACTTTCATGACCAGCCTGATTTGCCGATAAATGCGTTTCGCAAAATTGGCGTATTAAGCTACCGTCCTGTAACTTTAGAGGGCGGCAAAGGAGACGCGCCACCCCCGCCAGATTATCGCGGCGCGGCAGAACAAACGGCGGCTGGCAATTTAGAAGCCGCAAAATACGCTACTAAAGCGAACCGCATAAATCAATACACCCCCTGGGGTTCGCTGACTTATAAAAGACCGACCGATGATGATGGCGCATGGGAACAATATACCAACCTGACCCCGGAAGCCCAAGCCGCACTTGACGAGCAACTAGCGCTCAATCGAAAATATGGCGAGGTTGCCAACCTTGGATTTGACCGCGCCCGTCAGATATTTGAAAACCCTGAGCTAGACGTTAGCGGTTTACCGACCAGAGGTATAAATGTCGGACAGACCGCGCAAGATGCGATTTTGGCCAGACTTAGGCCACAACTGCAAGCGCAAGAAGAAGCCACCCGGCAACGATTGGCTAATACTGGCATTGGCTTGGGTTCTGACGCATTTTCGCGTGAGATGGCAATTCAAAACCAGCAAGCTAATGATCTGATGACGCAAGCGGCAATGCAGGGCATTAGTCTTGACCAGGCTAACCGTGCGGCGGCGCTTCAAGAACAGGCTTATCTGCAAGACCGACCGCTCAACCTGATTAACGCGCTACGCTCTGGCAATCAAGTACAAGCGCCTCAGTTCCAGCAATTTGCACTGCAAAACGCTACGCAAGGCCCTGATTACCTGAATGCTGCAAACGCACAATATAGGGCAGATATGAACGCATACAACGCAGAGCAAGCGGCTGGCGGGAATGCGTTGGGGGGATTATTTTCAATTGGTGGAGCGGCGCTAGGTGGTATGTTCGGCGGCTTACCCGGAGCGCAATTAGGTGCAGCAATAGGAGGCGGTGCTGGGCGCGCTTTGGGGCGGTAGTAAGCATGTAGGTGTCATGGCACAAGAAGTTGAGCAAGTAAACTCAGCGGCTGTAAGTGAAGTAATGGGATATAAGGCGATGGATTATGCAAGATTTTGATTTTGAAATACAGTCGGCACAAGAACGCCGACGCATGGCGCAAGCATTGCGCAATCAGGGTTTTCAAATGCCAGAAGCTCAAATGGTCGGCGGTCGATATATTGCGCCAGGAATTGATCAGGTTTTGGTTCAAGCTCTAAAACAATATGGCGCAACAAAAGAAGAAAAAGCCGCAGAAAATCAAATCCGTGCTTTGAACCAGCAACGCGCAGAAAAAATGCAATCTGCTTTAGATGAGTTTTTGATTAAATCACAAGGCCGACCGGCTGAAGTATTGCCGCCCGATGTTGCTGGCCCACCAAGACCCGCAGAGCCACAAGATATGCCAGGCGCTTTCAGGGCGCTAATGGGTGCGCCTGATGCTGGCTATCGTCAGGCGGGTTTTACTGGCGCGGCAAATTTTGCCCAACAACAAGCGGAACAGCAACGCAAAGCGCAAGAAAATCAACGCTTAATGTCCATTCTGCAAAGCTCAACGCCACAACAAGCCATAGCCGCTGGTGTTCCGGTAGAAACCGTGAAATCTTATTATGAATCGCGCAATTTTGGGCGTGATAAGGTGGCGCGTACTGTTGAAATAGAAGGCGCTGGAGGCGAAAAACTAATTCAATCGTATGATGATTTTGGACAGCCTATAGGAACGCCCGTTCCGGCTTACCTAGCCCCTATTCAACTTAATCGAGGAAACAAAATTGAACTTGTTAAGCCTACAGCCGGACAATCATTTACTGTTGGTATGTCGCCCAGTGAAGCTGCAAATGTTTCTTTGCGCGGTCAAGAAATTCAACTTCGTCGCCAGGAAGTTGAGCGCGGCGCAGGCGGCAAGGCTCCACCGGGTTATAGGTTCAAGCCTGACGGGTCACTTGAGCCAATTCCTGGCGGTCCGTTTGCAAACGCTTCTGGACAAAAACCTTTAACCGAAAGCCAGGCAAAAGGCACTTTATTTCTAGGTCAAATGCGCTCTGCTACAGAAGAATTAGATAAACTTCCTCAAGTTAGTCCGGTTTCCACCGCAATGACTGGACTAACTGCGACAAACTTTGCCGCAGGAGCGGACGCACAAAAGGTGGCGCAACTTCAAAACCAATGGGCAGAAGCTTATTTGCGCGCCAAAACTGGCGCGGCAGCAACTCAGGGTGAGGTTGAATTAAACCGGCGTACATTTTTTCCTGTTGTTGGGGATAGCGATTCGGTAATTGCACAGAAAAAACAAATGCGTAAGCAAGCAGAAAAGGACATGGAAGCCACCGCAGGCCCTGGGGCAACTACCGCCGGGAAAACTGGACAACTATCACCACAAGACCAGCAGGCTCTTGATTGGGCAAATGCCAACTCAAATGACCCGCGTGCCGCTGAAATCAAACGTCGCCTTGGGGTGAAATAATGGCTAAATTTGACCCAGATGCTTATTTAGCTTCACAAAATTTTGACCCAGATGCTTATCTTGGCAAAAAACAAACATATGACCCAACAGAAGGAATGACTACTGCTCAAAAATTTCTGGCAGGAATTGGAAAAGCATTTGTTGATGTTGGCAGGGGTGGTGGTCAGCTACTTGGAATTGTTTCTCGTGAAGATATACAAAGAGCAAGAGAGTTAGACGCGCCATTAATGCGTACTGGGGCGGGAACAGCTGGTAACATCATTGGTAATGTTGCAATGCTTGCCCCAACAGCTATGATACCTGGTGCAAATACCGCAACAGGCGCAGCTACCATTGGTGCTATTTCTGGATTAATGCAACCATCAACCAGCACTGGGGAAACCTTAACAAATATTGGTATTGGCGGATTGTCAGGCGCAGCAGTACCATTAGCAACGCAAACTTATCGTGGCGCTAAATCATTGGCCGAACCTTTTTATCAGGCTGGGCGTGAAAAAATTGTAGGGCGAGCAATAACTAAAGCAGCTGGAGGCGATGACGCAATTAATGTAATTTCTGCGCTGCGCGGCGCTACTGCTCAAACACCTGGAGTGCAGCCAACAGTCGCAATGGCGGCGCAACAATTAAACCGCCCTAGCCTGGCAGCGCTTGGCAGGGCGACAGAGGCTGTAAATCCTGATGTAATGAATGCAATTGCTGCTCGCAACGTCAGCAATCAACAAGCAATGCGTGCTGCCATTGAGTCGGTCACACCGGACCAGGCGCTAGCTATGCAAGCTCGTCAAAATGTGGCGGGGGCTCTTTACAACCAAGCACGCACGCAAGGCATAGATCAAGCGGCGGCGGACTCCTTGCAGCCTCAAATTCAATCTTTGGTAAAGCGACTGCCTAGCGATGTGGTTGAGTCTGCAAAAGACTTGGCGCGAATCTCCGGTATTCAGATTGATGATGTTGGCTCTGTGCAAGGTTTGCATTGGGTTAAAGAATCTCTAGATGATCAAATCAGCGCGGCGGCTAGGTCTGGTAATAGCACTCGCGAACGTGCGCTAATGGGGCTGAAAGAAAACTTTTTAGATACGCTGGATCAGCTTTCCCCAACGTATGCTCAAGCTCGCCAAACTTACGCCAAAATGAGCCAGCCTGTAAATCAGGCTCAAGTGCTTGGCCGCATCGGAGAGCGTGCGGCCACCCCACAAGGCGATATGACTTTTACAAGGCTTGCAAATGCTGCTACAGATCGCACGGCGCAATCTGTAACGGGTATGCCGCGAGCAACACTTGAAAGCACGTTAACGCCTCAGCAAATGGCAACCATAAACGCCTTGCGCGGAGATTTGGGCGCGATGAATTGGGCGCAAACGGCTGGGCGTGGTGCTGGTTCAGATACAGTGCAAAAACTTGCATTTACTAATATGCTTCAACAAGTTGGCATCCCCACTTTTTTGCAAAATTTTGCTCCGAGTCAAGTTGTAGGAAATTTAGCGCAACGCGGATTAGGTTTGGCATATGGAGAAATGAATCAACGATTAAGCCAAGAATTGGCAGAAGCAATGATGAATCCACAAAAAGCGGCTGAGTTAATGCAGTTTGCTCAAGGGAATCCGCAAATTCAAAAATTATTAAGTAATGCTTTGCGTAGTTCTGCTGTTATTGGGGCATCAGTTCCGGCCATTACTCAAGGGCAGCAGTAAAATGCGTTTTAATTTGCAATTTGGAAAATATAGGCGAAATGCTACAGCAATACATCTAACGCCAAAAAGAAAAAAAAGCAAAATAAATGGTTTTAGTATTAATGCTAATGAAAATGAAATTTGTTCGTTAGTCATGATTTGATTGTAAAGGAAAAAAATGTCACGTAACGGAAGCGGAGTATACAGTCTACCAGTGAATAGCTGGAACCCTGCAATCAACGGGGTTTCCGCAACGGCTGCAGACTGGCAAAACCTGGCTAATGACATAGCGGCAGCGCTTACGCAGTCGCTATCGGCTGACGGCCAAACGCCGGCCACGGGGAACCTGCCTATGACCGGAAACAAGCTGACCGGTCTTGGTGCTGGGTCTGCCACTGGCGATTCTGTACGCTGGGAACAGTTATTCAGCCAAGGGACGCCCCTAAACCTGGTAAGCGCGGCCACTACGGACATAGGCGCGCAGAACTCTGTATTCCTGAACATAACCGGCACGACGACCATAACCAGTTTTGGCACGAACTACAACGGGCCTCGGTATATACGTTTTGACGGTGCGCTTACGCTGACCCATAACGCTACTACGCTGATACTGCCCGGCGCGGCTAACATCACCACAGCGGCAGGGGACAGCGCTATTGTGGTGCCGAGCGGAAGCCCTGCTAATGGATGGAGGGTTGCGGGGTATCAAAAAGCGGATGGAAGTTTGTTGTCTGTATCACAAATTCAGCCCATTTCCGCTTCGGTGGCCGGGAATGCGCTAACAATTAGCGCATCATATTTGTCACTCGACTTCCGTTCTACTACGCTCGGAAGTGGGTCGGTCACTAGAGTGTGCGGAACACCTGCAAACTTAGTAATCAGTAGCGGTTCTACTCTTGGCACAACCAACGGCGTACAGTCAGATATTGTGGTTCTTGCAATAAACAACGCCGGAACTATTGAACTCGCGGCGGTGAATCTGGCTGGCGGCACTGACCTATCTGAAATAAATCTTGTCAGCACTACCGCAGAAGGCGGGGCGGGTGCGGCTGATAGCGCAACCGTTGTTTACTCTACCACTGCTAGAACAAACGTAGCTTACAGGGTTCTTGGTATTGTTATAAGCACTCAAGCAACGGCAGGAACATGGGCGACTGCGCCGAGCCTGATACAGGGTTCAGGAGGTAATAACTTTATTGGATTAAACGTACAAAGTACGCAAATTCAGCCTATTTCCGCTTCTGTAGCAGCAAATGCTTTAACAATTAGCGCATTTTCGTTAAGTTTAGACTTTCGCAGTACGACATTAGGCTCTGGAGCGGTTTCTCGTGTGTCTGGAACCCCTGCCAATTTGGTCATTTCGTCAGGTTCTACTTTAGGAACCGCGAACGGGGTACAGTCTGACATTGCGGTCTTGGCAATTAACAACGCAGGCACGATTCAACTTGCGGCGGTAAACCTTGCGGGGGGCACTCGGCTTGATGAAGCTAATTTGATTACTACAACTGCCGAGGGTGGGGCAGGAGCGGCAGATAGCTCTACGGCTATTTACTCCACTACCGCTATAGCCAACGTAGCTTACAGGGTTCTTGGGATTATACGCTCGACGCAAGCAACGGCAGGAGCGTGGGCGACTGCGCCGAGCTTGATTCAAGGATACGGTGGTAATGCAGCGTTACAGACAGCATTTGCAGCGTCTGGTGCAGCGCCTATGTATGCTTGTCGTGCATGGGTGAATTTTGACGGCACTGGTACGGTGGGGCTTCGAGGCAGTGGGAACGTGTCAAGTATTACGGATAACGGCGTGGGTGACTACACGGTGAACTTCACGGCTTCGATGCCGGATTTGTTTTATGCAAAAAACATTATTTGTCAGGGTATTACGGGGAATAACCAAGTTCTGACACTTCCAGATTTTGGACCAAGCGGCGCACTAAGCGCGCCTACTGCATCAAGCTTCAGGTTCATGGTTGTGGCTCCCGGCACTGGATTCGTAGACTCTGGTATTTGTAACGTCTCCATCTTCCGCTAAAGGACAACCATGAGCACACAAATGAACCAAGTCATTATCTACAAACAAGACAACGGCTTATTAGCTGTAGTGCGTCCCACTGAGGAAGCCCTGAATTTATACGGTATTGAAGCCATTGCACTCAAAGACGTGCCGGAAGGAAAACCGTTCAAAATAATTGACGCTGCTGATATTCCTACAGACCGCACAAACCGCGCTTTTTGGACATGCGACGACGAAGATTTGACGGACGGAGTTGGAGCTGCGTGGAGTACATTCCCGGAGGTTACGCAATGAGCATTGTGAAAATAGACAGAACTATCAACCAGCCCCCGCTTGCTGAAATCAAAGCAGCAAAATGGGAAGCTATCAAAGCCGAACGTGAAAGGCGGACATTAACTGGCGGGTATCAAGCTGGCGGCAAATGGTTCCACTCTGACCTTATCAGTCGTGCCCAACAGCTAGGGCTTAATGTTTTGAATGGTTCAGTTCCACCCGGCATTATGTGGAAAACTATGGACGGCTCATTTATTGAGATAACTTGGGCTTTAGCACTGCAGATTTTAGCGGCATCTTCGCAAAGTGACCGGGCTATATTCCAAGCAGCGGACGCGCACAAAGCAGCTATGGAAGCAAGCGCAGACCCGGCAAACTACGACTTTAGTGGCGGTTGGCCGCCGGTGTACGGTGAATAATGAAGATCGCCTTTATCTACGGGAAAAAGCCCAGTAGCACGCTGACCAAGATTTTCACTGGTTCTACGTGCTATCACGTCGGTTTTACGAATGAGTTGCATTTCTGGGATATGAACTTAATACGTCGCCGTAGATTGTGGTCTATTTACAACAACAAGAAAACCGTTTTAATCGAAGCGCCCGTTTCTATCACGGCTGAATATCTTGACCACAAACTCGACACTGACGAGGCTAGGTACGGAGTGATTGATTACATACTATTTGGCTTGCGGCCTATTTACCACTTATTCGGGAAAAGCACACGGAACGCAAACGGCATTATCTGTTCTGAAATGGTGGCCGATGATTTGAATGCAAACGGCTGGCCGTATTCTTTCAAAGAAGTGCCTAGTCCGGCAGATATAGAATACGCTTTGGGTGGGAAAAAAGATTTGATTGGGAATTGAAATGGAAACAATACAGCCGCCTAGAGTTAATTTGATACGCTACGAGGTGCCGCTAACCTGGTTGATTGGCGGGTGCGGCTGTATCGCGTCGGCCTTATTTTATGCTGGATGGCAGGCGGCAGACTTAAAAACGCAGTTAGAAAGCGCGGTGAGGTTAGGTAAAGAAGTCATGCAAAAACAGGAAGCCATGAATCAAGATTTGATGAATTTGAAAGTCAAAGATCAATTGATTGATGCAAAAATTTTGCAGCTCGAGCAACGTGTAGCGAAGGTAGAAAAATGACTTATCTAATCAGCTTTTTTATTGTCGCTGGCGTTATGACACACCCCGTAGTGACTGTTCACGGCTCACAACAAACCTGCGAACTGGCTAAAGCAAAGCTATTAAAAGACATGCCCAAAGAGTACAAGCTAGTGGCTTCGTGCATCGACAGATGATAGTCACGCTCAAACGTGGACAGAGTACAGAGCAAGGTACGTTCGGACGTTTGTTGTTTGGCGGCAACACATTGCACACAATAGAATTGCCGTGGCGGGAAAATCAAAGGCGGGTAAGCTGTATTCCGGTGGGTACGTATGAATGCGCTTTAGTCAATAGCCCACGATTCGGGCGAGTGTACGGAGTGAGAAATGTACCAGGCAGAGACCATATCTTAATACATGCGTCGAATTTGGCGGGGGATGTGAATAAAGGATGGGTCACGCAATTACACGGCTGCATAGCCCCATGCGAGAGACTAGGCGCAATCAAAATACCGAACGGGCGCATGCAACGTGCTGGACTTGTTTCGCGCCCTGCTTTGCGTAAGCTGATGGATTGGGCAGGCGGTAAACCGTTTACTTTGGAGGTGATATGTTAAGTGCAATTTTAGCGATTCTGGGGTCGAGTACAGTCGGTAGTTTGATCGGCGGCATATTTGCTTTCCTGAATAAAAAAGCCGACATTGAGATCAGACGACTAGACCAAGCCCACGAGCTAGAACTGAGAAAAGAAGACAGGGAACTAGCCAAAGTTGAAGCCGAGGGCAAATTACAGGTAGCAGTCGCAGAAGCCGAGGGGAGCATAGAATCAGCCAGAATGACGGCTATCGGACAAGCGCACGCAGCCGATACGCTGGACGCTGAGACGGTTAAAAGCGCGGGTAGTTGGGCATGGTTGCTGATATTAACGGACGCTTTCCGGCGCATGATACGACCTAGCCTGACGCTGTTATTGGTGGGCGTGGCGCTATACCTGAACTGGCTGTTAGTCGAACGCTTAGGCGCGGGATGGGAGATTCTGAGCATTGACCAAAGATATGACGCTGCAATGCAGGCCTTTGCGTGGCTGACCGGGCAAGCCAGTGCTGTTTTGGGTTACTGGTTTGTCAGCCGAGGCCAATCGAAGTAGAATTGTTTATCTCCTGGCTGGCCTGTCCAGCAATTCGCCCGGCCTAGTGCCGGGTTTTTTTTGCCGTTTTTACCACAAAAAAGTGCTTGCATAGTCTTTGTGAGTGTGTATAATACTAATCATTAACAGGAGATTGAGATGAAAATAAACAGCATAGCTGACATAGATACTACGGTGAACGGTATTCCCTGCATTGCCGCCGTGATTGAGTATGACATGGGCGACGATGACGAAGGGACATTGTGCGGCCGCATGAACTGGATTATTTGTGACCGCAAAGGTTACAAAGCCGACTGGCTTGAAAAAAAAATGAGCAAAAAAGACGAAGCACGTATTTCTAACGAAGTAATTGACTTTATGGAGCGATTAGCATGAATAACATATTTAAATACGCAGTAATTTTCAAAGACGAGCGCATAGAAATTGCTGGCTTCGGCAATTACAGCATAGAAACGCTTGTCTCTGTAATTTTAGATGGCAATGCTGGCACGAGTTACGGTTATTTAACTGACTGCCTGCGCGAAAGATTAGAAGAGTTGAGGGCGAAATGATTGAATTCGGAAAATTCAAAGGTAAAACAATAGAAGAGGTGATAGAAATAGAACCTTCATATATTGTTTGGTTGCACGGCAAAAAGCTAATTGTGATTGATGATGAGACGCTACGCAAAGCAAACAACTCACAACGCGATTACTATTTAGAAAGCATAGCATTTTCGTGTCGTCACGAAAATGGTGGCGATAGAGATTGAGAAGATGAAATGAAAGCAAAAGTGTTTTTCCATACAAAAACGGGCGCTATTTCTTGGGGTGGTAAGTCCCTAGTCGGAAAGTTTGAAGAATGGCGCGAAATGGATTTGACTAATTACGATGACTTGGAGCTATTTGCGCGCTACATTGAACAAAAAACAGCAAGACGCATACTAGAGGAAGCAAAATGATAGGACGTATTGTAATGGAGTGCATAACTTGGGGGCTGGCTGGCGTGTCTTTTGCGGCTTTGCTAATTCTTTCTTTCGGCCTGACTTATGAGCAAGTGCAGGCTATTTTTCAGGCATTGGGGGCATAAATGATTAAAGACGACATTATCCACATGGCGCAAGAGGCTGGGCTTGGTAGCGCGCTTACGCACCATGAAGGTGAACTGCGCGTGTGGATTGAAGGTGCCGATTGGCACGATGAACTTGAACGCTTCGCTGAATTACTCGAAGCAAAAGTACGCAAAAAGTGTGCTGCGCTTTGTAGCGAAGTTGCTGCCGGTAGAGACGCTGAAGCTATTGAGGAAGCCATACTAGCAAGAGGTGAGAAATGACTGATATCAAAGAGTTTTTCAAACTGTACTTCCCAGCATCAAAATTTAGACGAGCTTGGCAAAACGCCATTGCTTTTTTTGCACCAGACGGCGACCAGGCTGAGCTGGACGCGCTTGAAGCGACCATAGACGACTTGGAAAGACAGCGTAGGATTATCTCGCAACAGCTAACATTTGTGAGATGGGAGCTGCACCGAAAAAAATATTTGAAAGGGCAAGTTGATTTAATAGATTAAGTGTGTATAATTATAGTTTTACAGGAGAATGAAATGTTTAGTAATAAAGAAATAGCTGAATTAAAAGAACAGTTAGCTTACTTAAAAGAACGGTTAGATGCACTAGAAAGTAACGTATCTATATATCCAACAAAAAATATTGCTTCTTTTTTGCCAAACCCAGTACCCATAAATCAAGTGGTAAAAGAAATAGTAAACCATTTGGAACTGGATATTCTAGCCATACAGCCTACATATAAAAAAGTTGAGTTAAAGGCCAAACAGGTTCTGCCTACCACTTCTACAGGAGAAATCAAGTGGAATGGAGGCCTATAAAAACAGCACCTAAAGATGGTACATGGGTTCTTTTGAAAGGTGGGAATACCCAAGAATCTTGTTCTTATGAAAAAATTGACGGAGACGACCGCCCCGTTGTCGCCAAGTTTATGACCGATTATTGGGATGGGTACTGGACTTATGCATATTGGGATTCTGGCTGGAGTTCAACCTACGAAAACCCTACCAATTGGATGCCACTACCTAAATAAGGAGGATTTATGAGCCAACAGGAATTTTACGAAACAGTACAACGTGAAGAGGAGTATTTAATGAAAGCATCAGCCGCATTTGTACGCGCCCAGGCAGGATTCGGCGCAGCACTGAAAACCAGCACTAACCCGCATTTCCGCAGCCGATACGCTGATTTAAGCGCTTGCGTCGAAGCTGTAATCGACAGTCTGCACAAAAACGGCTTTGCCCTGATGCAAAAAACCCACGAGTGTGAATCTGGCGTGGCGGTGGAAACAATACTGATGCACGAAAGCGGTGAGCAGATCAGCGGCGGGATTTTGCGCGTACCAACAAGCAAGCAAGACCCGCAAGGGTACGGCTCGGCTTTAACGTATGCGCGACGTTATAGTTTGATGGCAGTGTGTGGCATTGCGCCAGAAGATGACGATGGTAACGCAACAAGCAAGCCAAAACCCGCTGAAAAAAAAATGCAAATACCCGCTAACGTAGGTGGTATGGACTATTTTGACAAGTGTAACGAACAGGAACGCGCCCTAATTCTTGACTTTTCGATGGAAATTGAAGGCGCTGATGACCAAGGCGCATTCGACGCATACACCAAGGCTATACAAACCTTAGACATTGATCAAAAGGCCGCGCTATGGTCAAAAGTAAGCAGTCAAAAACGAACGGCCATTAAAAAGATTGGCCAAGCTAAGAATGCAGAAAAAAATACATGGACTGATGTTGCACAGTGCGACGGCAAAGATGCGGGAAGTAAATAAATGATGTTTCGTTTAGTCCACCAGGCTGCACGAGAAAACGCCATCCAAGCTATCCGGCAAGCGCCGGACGGCTGGATAGTAAAAGTGACGGAACCGACGCGCAATCTTGAGCAAAACGCATTGCTTCACGCTGAATTGCAGGAACTTGTTGGGCGTAAATGGTGCGGCATGACATTAGACGTGGAGCAATGGAAGCGCCTAATGACAAGTGCATGGTTACGCGCTACAGGCGGTGGTGCGGTATATGTTCAAGCCGTGGATGGTCAGGGAATGGACGTGCTTTATAAACGCACCAGCACCATGAGCAAGGCAGAAATGTCAGAATTGATTGAGTATATAAAAGCATGGAAGGCTGAAAATGAATGATTTTGAGCTTGTAAATTTGCCTAGCGGTGATATTTGGGCGCATAAAACCATTCCTTATTGGATACGACCAAATGAATTTGACGGGTTTTATAGATGCTTTCTTTCTTGCGTAAAAGTTCCAAAAAACAAAAAGCCGTGGTCAGTTGATAACAAACTTGTCGGCAAATATACAACACTAGACGAGGCAATGAGCAATGTACCGCAACCGCAAACTACTTGAAGCTTGCCGTGAAATGCCATGCCAAAACTGCGGTGCGGAAGATGGCACGGTCGTAGCGGCACACTCGAACCAACTCAGAGACGGAAAAGGAAGGGGGATAAAGGCGCATGATTACCGCGTAGCGGCTTTGTGTTTCAGGTGCCATGCTGATATTGACCAAGGCAGCATATTAAACAAAGCAGAGCGCATAGAGATTTGGGAAGAAGCACACCGAAAGACCATAGCTCAACTTTTTGAACGTGACTTAATAAAGGTGATTTAATGTACACGCACACTGGAACACTACAACGCCTGAACGTGGCTCAGACAGTAAATATACGTCAAGCAGGCAAGTTATGGATTGACGAGCAGGGCAGGAAATACTTAAAAGAAAACGGCAAACGACCGTTAGACAGTTCAAATGGAATACGTTTATTGATTGAAACTATTAAGGAGAAAGCATGAAAAAGTCATTAGCCGCCCTACTGTTCGCCGCCTCTACCGCAAGCGCACAAGTGACAGGAAACACACTCCTGGACAACATAGAAAGCAACGAATATATGCTCAAAAGTCATGCTTTGGGGTACATAACGGGCATTTTCCAGTTTACACGAGGGACTGCTCACTGTTCCCCCGATGGAGTTACTTTCGGACAAGCGCGTGATGTTGTGCATAATTACCTAAAGATAGAGCCAAAATATCGGCACTTAGACGCATATGTGATAGTAATAGCAGTGTTTGGCGCTACATGGCCGTGCAAAGGTCAAATATGACTTGCTTCATACTAATTCGCACACCGAAAAAAATTAACAGCGATTTGCAGGAAGAGAATATGACATTACCTTATGACATGGCGAGATGCGAGGCTAAAAAGTGCGAACAGCGTAATAAATGCTTGCGGTTCACTTCACCTTGGCGGCCTGTTGGCTATCAAGTAGTGCGTGACTTTGAGGCTTTTTTGATTCCTGCTAATGGATGTGATTATTTCATAGGAGATGAAAATGAGAGCAAGAAAGACTGACCCGGCAACGAGTAAGAATGCCGGTAAGAATGCGGCAAAGTTCGCGCTATGTCATTACAAAGCCATTTTGCTGGCACTAGATGAAATAGGAAGCGCGACCGCCGATGAAATAGCTGTGTTTTGTTGGCTGGACAAACATCAGATATGCAGACGATTACCTGAGATGACAAATTATGTCAGAGTTACTACTGATACAAGACCAAGCAAAAAAGGGCGACCGTCACGAGTGTGGGCGATTACCAAAGCAGGTCTTGCGTTTATTGGAAAAATGAATAAAATCTAATTGCGCCGTGGAAAGCGTAAAAGGTTGGCATTTTAGCTGTCTTCATTAGCGACTGGCTCAAGATGCCGTTTTTCACTTGAAAAGTGCGCCAGCCCGGTAATTTCCACCTTGGGCTAGTCACTAATGAGGACAGTATGAGTACAAAGATCATGGCCTTGGTCTGGCCGCTTCAAATGCCGCTGCTGGCAAAATCTGTATATATATCCCTGGCTGATAATTCTAACGATCACGGCACCTGCTGGCCGTCAATAGCTACTATTTCTGAGCGTGTTTGCGCAACAGATCGAGCTGTACAAAAAGCCATTTTATGGCTAGAACAAAACGGCGCACTGACCCGCGAAATGAGTACCGGGAGATCGACTAAGTATTTACTAACCCCCGAACAATATTCACCCCCGAACGACGTTCACCCCCGAACCACGTTCACCACGCCCCCGAACGTAGTTCACCCCACCCCCGAACCACGTTCACCCCACCCCCGAACGACGTTCACCCTAACCGTAATAGAACCGTCAAAGAACCGTAAGGGAACCGTAAATATAAAGCCCGATAATTTGCTGGCCGGAGTTAGCGAAAAAATAGCGCATGATTTTATTGCACTGCGGAAAGCCAAAAAAGCACCGGTAACGGAAACCGCGCTTGCTGGAATCAAACGCGAAGCGGAAAAAGCCGGGTATTCGCTTGAACGCGCATTGCAAACCTGTTGTGAACGAGGATGGGTTGGATTCAAAGCGGAATGGGTTGACAAAAACGTACCAATGGTTGACAAAAACGACGCAAAAACCCGAAACCTGGAAGCAAAACGCATGCTTGGATTTTTAGACGAGGTGATTGATGTTTAAGAATGATTTTGACGACTTTGAAGCATTGCTTGTCAGTACAGCAGAACTGATGGGCAAGAACTCGCCCAAGTCGGGGCAGGTTGCGATGTTTTTCCGTGTTATGGCTCGGTATAGCATCGAGGACATTAGAAGCGCTTTAGAGGCGCATTTACGTGATTCTGACCGAGGCCGATTTTTCCCAGCCCCGGCTGACCTGATCGCAAAAATAGACGCACGACAAGACCCGCGCCCGGATGCTGACGAAGCGTGGGCAACGGCACTGAAAGCGCAAGATGAGTTTGAAACCGTGGTCTGGACGCAAGACATGGCGCAAGCCTGGGGAATTTGTAAGCCTGTTTTAGCAATGGGCGATGAAGTGGGCGCGAGAATGGCATTTAAAGACGCTTATAACCGGATTGTGCGCGAATCTAAAGAACGCGGCGAGAAAGTAGTCTGGAATGTGTCGCTTGGCTTTGATGCCAAAAAAAGAACGCAAGCGATAGAACACGCTCGACAGATCGGCAGAGATGTTCCGTTTCTTGAAAATAACGTGCCATTGCTTGAACAAAAAATGCCGGACGGTGTTCGGAAAAAACTTAAAGACTTGCTTTCGATACTAAAGTCACCAAAACCTGCCTGGCATGAAAAAGGCCAAGCGGAACGCGCAGAGTTTGATGCGCGGAAAAAACAGGCTGAAAAAAAAGTACGCGAGTATCTTGATTTGTGATTATTTTGTGTGTATAGTTGTTTTTAATTAAGGAGAGAAAAGTGGCAAATAATAGATTGTTTCTGTATAACAAAGAAAGTAAACGCGCCTATTTGCTTGCAAAATCTTTTGGTGGCGACGGATGGGAAATGAGA